GATAAGTAAAGGGTCTCTGGACCTTTTTTTATGGAGCTATGGGACCAATATTCCTACCAACATAAGGAAGTCCAGATTCAACAAAACGAGAATTAGAATTCACGGCACCAATAATTTCTTCACCCTCAAAAACTTGAAGAGAATTTCCAGAAGACAAAGCATTTTGAATGCTTAATCCCCCAGTGGTATCTACACCAAATTCTGGATTAATAAATCCCTGATAAGCAGCAACATTAAATCCTGCTTGTTCTAGTGGATTATTTAGAGAAGACTGTGGATTTTGGTCATCTGTTGGGGGAGGAGATCCATTAAGTTCTTCAACAAAATATCTAGCGTATGTAAAAGAAACAGTACATTTAAGTAAAGAAGAAGAATCATAAGAAACTGGCATGGAAGAAATACTAATCGGATATGCCTTCAAAAAAGTATAAGTAAGTTTTGTTTTATAATCTTTCTCAAACTTAACTATACTAAAGTTAGTTTGATATTCTTCTGGGTATCTTACAGTATAAAAATAATTTGGGGATTTAAGTCCAACTGGAGCATTATTTGGTCCACCAGAAATACTTTCACTTACAATAAATTTAATCCAAGTTTCAAAAAATCTAATCGCAGTATAAGAAGTATCAACATAAAAAGTCAAATCTATTCTATCATCATATATTCTGCGATATGCGTGCCTTTCAGTAACTCCAGTATAATCATTATTAATTTCAAGAGTTGCTAAAGAAGATCCGGGTAAAGTAGCTTCACTACATGAAAGTTGCAAATTCTCTTGGATGGTGGAAAAATATATCCCGTTTTTGGTCATTATAGAAGAGACTGGAGCGGGAACTGAAAGAAAAAGTTCATAGTGCGAAGTAGTTGCAGGCTGCAATATTGCACTTTTTATTTCAGATATTTTTCTTGGTTTTGGCGAAGAGATTGCCATTTATAAATATTTTTTGATCGTATATATTATGTAGTAAGGATAATGGCGGAAAGCATTAAGAGCAAGTATAAACCATCTTATCCAGAAAAATATAAAGGTGATCCGTCAAATATAATTTGTAGAAGTAGTTGGGAAAGAAGATTTTGTTACTGGTGCGATCACAATCCAAGTATAATTTCTTGGGCATCGGAAGAATTTTCTATTTCATATCTTTCACCAATTGATGGAAGAATCCATAGATACTTTCCAGATTATCTTGTTAAAATGAAAGATAAGTCTGAAAAGGTGAAAACTTATGTAATTGAAGTGAAACCAAAGAAACAAACTATACCACCAAAACAAAGATCGAGAGTAACAAAATCATATCTACATGAATGCAAAACTTATGCAATCAATCAAGCCAAGTGGAGTGCCGCAAAAGAATGGTGTGATGATAGAATGTTAGAATTTAAAATAATAACAGAAGAAGAGTTATTCTAATGGCAGAAGGTTTTGGAAGATATGCAAACATTCCACCAAGAATGCGAGAACTTAAAAAAAGAATTGCGGACTCACAAACAACAGATCCAGAAGATTTGATGATGATTATAATGGATGTACTTGACCAAGAAGTACTATACCCAGAACCGGGAAAATTCTATACTTTTGTTTACAATCCAAAAACTCCAGAAATTGAATATGACCAGCATCCATTAATTGCTTGCACTTCTTTGGAGCGTTGGGGATTTAAGGCAATTAATTTTCATTGGAGAGAAGGGAGAAATTACACTTGGGAAGAAGTTGCAGGAAAACTTCATATCATAAAATATGAAGAACTTGATGAGATGCTTTCAATACCTTATGCAAAATTCCGTCTAAATAAATAAAAACTCCCAATATAATAAATGTCTCATACTTTACAAAAAATTGAGATGGATATTCCTACCAAAGGTAGGAGGAAATTTTAATGGCAGGAACTTACGGAGAACCAGGAAAAAATTCTTTCAGCGTAAAAGGTGTTGGTGGTGTTTTATCTCCAGTAGTAAACTCTCAAACTGGAGTTACTCAAATTTATAGACAGGGAGCTGCATTGCAATTTAATAGTTTGGGAACTTATAATCCCTCAACAAAAAAATTTACAGCAGATTCAAACGCAAATCTATCAGAAACAGAATTAAAAGCATTGTCTGGCGAAGAAGGTATTAATAATATAAAAAATGCAGCTAAAACCGCATCGGTAAATGGAATAAAGTCTGCTGGCGGAAATATAGAGTCCGCACAAAATCAAGCAGAAAAATTAATATCTCCCAATAGTTCCGACCCAACAACAGAAGAATCTCAACAAGCTTTGGGCGAAGAATTAGAAAAATCAAAAACATTGTCAAGAAGATCTTTTCCAAAAAATTTAAGATATCCTGCAGATCTTCAAATTGAACACCAAGATGTAATCAAATTCAATATGCTGGAGTTTGTTCCAAGAAAATTGGATAAAGAAGGAAATCAAGGATTGGGTGGGTTTGAACAAAGAAAATCTTGGAAGGAAAGAATAATAGGAAATGTATATCTACCAATACCTGGAGGAATTAGCGATACAAACTCTGTTACTTGGGGAAGCGACTCAATAACTCCATTGGAAGCGGGTCTCGCAGGAATTGTGGATTCAATAATTGCTGGTGGTGGAGCAGCAGGAGCAGAAACTGCTGGAAACAAAGTTGACGCAATATCTCAAAATTCGGGAGATGTAAAATCTTCTGTAAGAGCGTATTTTACTGAGCAAGCAATAGGCAAATCAAACATACTTTCCAGAACTCAAGGAGCAATACAAAATCCAAATATGGAGTTGTTGTTTTCTGCTCCATCATTAAGACCTTTTTCATTCACATTTAAACTATCTGCAAGAGGGACAAAAGACAGAGATCAAATCCGCCAAATTATAAGGTTTTTCAAACAAGGTATGGCAGTTCAGAGAACACAATCACAACTTTTTCTAAAAGCACCCCATACATTTAAAATAGAATATTTACATAGAAACCAAGAACATAATTACTTAAATCTAATCAAAGAATGTGCTTTACTATCTTTCACAGTAAATTATACTCCAGATGGAACATATATGACATTTGCCGATGGACTTATGACTTCCTATGAAATAAGTATGCAGTTCCAAGAACTTGAACCAATCTACAATGATGATTATGGAAATATTGATGGTAAATCAATAGATACTAATATAGGGTACTAAAAATGACAAATCAATACTTTAGAAAAGTTCCTAATTTTGAATACGTAAATAGACTTCCAAATTCAAAAATAGGTGATTATGTTCAAGTAAAAAACTTTTTTAAAAAAGGTAAAATAAGAAGTGATATTACCGATAATTTAGTTTTCTTTGAAAGATATAAAATAAAAGGAAACGAAAGACCAGATAATGTTGCTTTCGATTTTTACGGAGATTCTAACTTAGATTGGATAGTTCTTATTTCAAATAATATTATCAATATTCAAACGGAGTGGCCATTAACACAAGAATCTTTTGATAGATACCTATTCTCAAAATATGAACTTCCCAATGATAGTGAATTAGATACTTACAATAGAATTTACAATGATATTCACCATTACGAAACAACCGAAGTTAAAAATAGTTCTAATGTAACTATCCTAAAAGCGGGAATACAAGTGGAAGAAGATTTTTCTATATCTTATTATGATAATCTAACAGAAAATGTTATTACATCAAATCCAGTAGTTGGAGTAACTAATTACGAATATGAAGAAAAAATAGAAGATGATAAAAGAAATATACTATTACTTAAACAAAAATATCTAAACGTAGTTATTGATGATATGGATGATATTATGGCATACAAAAAAGGTTCCAGTCAATATAAGACTGAAACCCTCAAAACCGCAGACAATATTAGAATTTATAACTAATCAATCTTCCGCCAACCTCTGGAAGTACGAAAGGGCATCATCCTCATCTTCTTCACTTTCTTGAGAAATTTTTGGAAGTGAAGGAGACTTAGAACGAGAATAAGATTGTTCCAACTCTTCAACAACACGACTTTCAACAGAGGGTTTATCCACATAGGATTCATACTGGTCCTCTTCTTCCATCACTGCACGAGAACGTGTAGGCGAAGAATTTTGAAGACCTAGAACAGCATTCATTCGAGTTTCAAGTTCTTCATATGATTTGAATTGGTCTGGTGCTATTACTGCTGCCAGAGAATACTCTTTCTTCCAGAGAGTTTCGAGAGCATCGTCATCATCCAGTAGAGGTTCAGCAGATCCAAACTCAGACTTATCATAATTCCAATACCCATCTTTTTTTACAATTTTGAGTTTGAAATTAGCACCTTGCCAGAAGTCAAAAGGATTGATGGGAGTTTCATCCTCAAACTCAGGTTGCATTGCCTCCATAATCTTATCAAAAATCTTCTTACCATATTTGAACAAAAAGACCTTACCTTCGTTTTGAGGATTTGTAGGATCTTTTACAACGTAAATGTTAGAGTAATAAGAGAGTTTACGCTTCTGCTTACGAACAGTTTCTTTATCCTTATCGCTACCACTGTTCCACAGTTTGCGATTATACTCAGACACAGGATCCTTTTGTCCCAAAGTGGTTAGAGAATTTTCAATATACCAACCACCAGGACCCTGGAAACCATGAGAATAGATTTTTGCCCAAGGAACATCTTCACCTTCTGGGGCAGGGAGGAAACGAATCACTGCAAAACCATTTCCGGTTTTATCAAGTTCTGGTTTCCACAAACGATCATCTTCACTACCGCCACTGGCACTCATTTTTTCAACTTCTTTTACCAGTTTGGCAGTAAGAGAACCAAGTTTGGATTGCTTTTTAAGATCAGAAAAAGACATTAGATTTCTCCGTATTAATTAGATTTGGCTTTTTGGACTTTGCTTAAGGGATCGTCCAGCCCATATTCTACCAGTCAGACCCAGTTTTGTCAATCTGTTCCTTCATAACTTCAAGCATCTTAGACATATTATTCAAGATGATGTTCATATCAGTTCCTTTTGGCATTCCCATCATAACAGCAGATTCAGTCACACGTTCTTTCATTTCAATTGCTTCTGGGTCATCAGATAAACTCAATCGTGTATAAAGAACCTTTTGTTTTTCTAAAAGTTTTTCAAGAACTTCAACATGTTCAAGTTTTTCCTCCTTAGACATAGTAGGAAATTTAAAAATATTTCCATAGATTTGTTCTTGGAGTTCTGCAATTTCAGTCATCTCTGCACGGACAACTTCAGATCTAAAAAAACTCATTGATCCCCCAAAAGAAGTTCTTTCAAAATTTTACGAAAACGAAATACGTCAATATTTAGGAATGGATTATATTTTTTAATCCTACGACTGACGGTTTCCCACACAGGATCTTTAAGTTTTTTATCAAAATTATTAGAATATGAGAAGATTTTATCGTAAATTACAAGAGTTTCTAGACTTATTTTACCTGTCAAAAAACTCTTCAGAAGAATAGGATGACCTTTTGAACATTTAAAAATGTCATCAAACTTATTATTCTCAAATAAATTCTGACTTTCTTCCTTAAAGATATATGAAAGAGACTGAATTTTTTTCTGCCAATTTTGATATCTGGTTTCTCCTTCTTTAATCATTTCACCAATCCAAAGTGTTTCTGGATCGTTGCAAGATACAAAGTTCGCTACAAAAAAATCTACTACTTCTTGATCTGTTTTTTGCCTTGATACACGCTCAAACCACATACGATCTTTTCTTTTATAGAAAGACTGAAGGCTTGCTCTACTTTTTCCACAATATTTAAAGTAATCATATCCATCTTTGGTAAAGTGATTTTTCAAAGACAAATAAGTTTTATAAGAATCAAATGGCATCATTAAAAAATAATATTAAAAAATCAATTTTGCTCTAGATGTTTTTTTAAGAAAATTAAGTTCCATTGCTTCATACTTAATTTTTTCTTTCAGTGGTTTTGATATAAGTTTTGGAACTGACTCCAAATCAATGCTATTGTTTTCACAAAAATGAACAATAGCATCAATATAATTCATATCAGGATTATACTGCACAAGATTTTCAATTTCTTGTGCAAATCTTGATGGGCAAAAAAACTTACTTTCGAGTGCTTTTTCTAACTCATTCTCCATTTGACCCAGTATTGTGATGTACAAATTCTTTAATATAACGAACTAATAGTTTAATATAATCTCCTTTATTTCTTTTGTCAAATACTTTTACTTCCCCACCAGGAGTAACCATTAAAGTAATAAGTTTTTTAACAACTTTACCAGTCAACTCATAATATGCAGCAGCATAAAATGTCTCTTGTACAAAATAATTTTCAATCCACTTTTCTGGTTTTATTTTTTCTGAGGTCTTAAAGTCAATAACAGCAAGTTCTCCCTCATATTCTGCAATACAGTCAACTCTTCCTGCAAGACCTAAGTATTCTGAATAAAGTGTTCTTTCGATTGCATGAATATTATTTATCTTATCTAAGTATGGTTTTGCATGATGAAACATGTGTTTTGTTAGGAGTTGATAATCATCCCAATTTAACTCTTTATTTTCAAGATAGTCCTGACATACTTGGTGAAAATCAGTTCCTCTTGCTGTTGCTTTTTTAGTGATTCGATTTGCTTCTTCAAGACCAACTCTTTTACGCCAATCAATAAAAATCTGACGATTATAAAAAGAAGTTACAGAAGTAATAGAAGGCACCCAGTCCCCATTAGGTAGATTATAGAGACGGATGCTTTCTGTTGTTTTACATTCTAGTTCAATATCACCTAAGTAATTATGATGAATAAATGTCATAGATTCAATTCAGTTTTTGCTACAATATACTCTTTAACTAATCCAGAACGGACAATATCTTCAATACCAAATTCAATAATGTCAAATGATGGCATTACACGAAGAATCTTCATAAAGTCAATTATACCATTCTTTTCATTAGTTTTGATTAAATCACTCTGAGTTGCATCGCCACAGAACATAATTTTACTATTTTCACCAACACGAGTGATGATAGAATCCAACTCATGAAAATTAAGATTCTGAAATTCATCTACAATAATGATTGCATTATCTAGAGTAGTTCCACGAATAAACGAAGTGCTCCAGAAACTAATCGTACCTTGAGTTTTAAGATTTCCATAAAGCATCTCAAAGTCAGCATCTGTGGGCATTTCAAACATGTACTTTACCATATTCTTATATGGTATTTGATAAAGAGAAGATTTATCCTCATGATCACCAGGTAGAAAACCAATTTCACGAGTGGCAACAAGAGACCTTACAATATAGATTTTTTCGTAAGGACTTCTTTCATCTAAAACATCTTGGAGAGCATTATAGAGGGTGATGAATGTTTTACCAGTTCCTGCAGCTCCATATGCAACAATGTTTTGACTTGAGTCATATGCTTTGAAAAGTAATTTTTGATTATCTGTGAGAGGATCAATGTCCTTCATCAAATCAGAATTAATTGGTTTTTTTCTCTTCATTTGTTTTGCCGTCATACCAACTCCAATTGGTTGGTCTTCTACTCTCTTTCTTCTTGCCATATACTATCAAATAGTTTTTACTTTTGAACCGGGTGCTTTACTTGCTTTAGACAATACTTCATTCCATCCAGGATGTTTAGAGACTAGTTTATTTTGCCAATCTCCAACCTCTCCCACACTTGCACAACCTTGACTCCAATCTTTATCCCAAGAAGGATTATCCTTTCTCCATTGTTCATAATCAGAAACGGACATGGTGAGTTCTTTTGTCTCACCAGTCTCTAAATTTTTAACTGGATATACTGGCAATTTTATTCCTCCATAGTATATGGGAGTATTTATTCAATAGTAATAGAAGGTGCATCTTCGCATTCAATACAGTCAATACACTCACTAACATTTGGATTTTTTTTCAAAAAAATTATCAAGTTCTTCATACTAAATTTTCCACTCAAGTTCAAAACCACCTAATGCTTCCGCTGTAGTTGGAAATTGTTCTGCAAATAATTGCTTACAAAGTTTAGCAATATCCATATGTTCTTTTTGAGTTCCATTTTTTTCTCTAAGAGCAATGTATGTGATCCATGACCTTACAGAACCTGTCATGTAGAGGCGTGTAGGCGTCGCTAGAGGCAGTACAAACCTTGCACACTCCTTTGCCACTCCTTTCTCTAGAAGGCGATTGTAGAGTCGCATAGAGTGCTCAAAATGAACACGAATGTCTTCTGTCAAAGTCAGGCGAAGATAATCTGGAATATCGTCGATTGAGTTCTGACGATTCTTATCATCCTGACGACGTAGTTCAGGAAGAGGAATAGTCTTGCCAAGAAGTGTACTATCAGCATATCGTTGAGAAAATTCCTGATATGTAAAACTCCTATGCCGCAAAATCTGAGCAGCAATACCTCTTGTTGTATTAATCTCCACAGTCATTGAAGCTTGTTCAAAGATACTCCAATGCTGATGCTGAATGCAATACTTGAGCAATCCAGAAAACTTTTCATTCTCTTGATTTGCTGGATTAGAAACACGAGCACAGTATGCCATATGTTTCTCTGCATCTGGTGTTACAGATACAAGTTTAACTTCTGGTTTCATGAATTCGAATTCTTCAAACATTTCTTTCACAATCCATCTCCATCATCATCGTTTGTTAGTTTATATTTTTGATTTATTTTTGTATTTTCAAATAAGTCTTCTTCATCATCATAAAACACTTCATCATAATCATCAATATAAGAAGCAACCTCTTTATATTGTGGTTTATATGAATCAACATCAGAATACACTTCTGATTTTAAACACTCCACAAGAGACTCAAGGTTTTTAATGATTAATTTAAGCTTTTCTTTATTCATCATGATTAACCCTCACAAAGGTAATTATACACAAAAAAAGAGGGTTCGTCAAGAACCCTCAGACTCAAACATTTTTTCAAACCATTCCACTAGATGAATTTGATAACAAGACCAATATCGACAACCACGATATGTTAAAAGATAACAAGCAGGACTTCTATTGTCCTTATCCATATCATCATAATGGTAATGGTAATTTTCCATTACTTATTCAGCAATAGAACTTCTAGATAAATTAAATAAATGAATACCGTTGATGCACCTGTGATTGCAGCAATTGTAGCAATCACTTTCCTGCACCTACGTTTACTAGAAGTGCTTGATGACGACGTTGCTCTTTTTGCTTTTGCTCTTTGATAAGTTGGAGCACATTGAGTTTTTTAATCACTTATGTCCCTCCTTTACGAACTTAACACCACGATAGGTTTCGTTGTATTGTTGGGGTTGTTGCATCATTTGTTGTTGATACTCTAGACGCTTTTGAGTATCATACTCGATACCACGATATACGACTTTAGACATTAGGTTTTCTCCTTAGTTTTTTAAGTTAAAGAGCGTTCCTTCAGTCGGCTTTTGCGTTCGCTATTTGCAAATAGCGAATGAACGATCCGTTCCGAGTCGGCTTACTTCCGTCTGATTTTCAGATGAACGTAAGGTCATTATAGACCTGTTAATATAGTTATGCAAGTAACTTTGTAAAATGTTATACTATTTTTACTATTTCTTTATCTTTCAATATAACTTAAAGTGTGATTAGTTGCATAGAGTTGATGAATAATCATATCACATCCAATTTTAGGATTACAGTCGCCACATGTATAAACGTCTACAGCTGCTTTACCTTCTTCAGGCCAAGTATGAATACTAATGTGACTCTCAGACAACAAGCAAATTACAGTGACTCCCTGTGGTTCAAACTTCTTTGAGATAGTCTGAACTACAGTAGCACCACTTGCAACTGCTGCGTTTTCTAATAAGTCTATAAGACAACGCTCGTCGTCCAAAAGAACAAACGAGCATCCATACAAGTTAAGTAGATAATGCTTTCCCATTTTACAGTGGATTCTCCTCCGCTTCCTTAATCAATGAACTTACAATCTCTTCTGTTCCGTCCAGTGTTTTGATAGCGTACAGAGACGATCTTTGATATTTTTTTACTTTTTTATATTGCTTTAAAAGATTTTTTACTTCATCTTTATAAATTGATACTTTAATTTTTTCTTCGCTAAAACCTTCACTCATTTTCTTTTCTTTTTGTCTGGTTGTTTGTATCCCCACAATTTGGGATTTGTTCTTCCATATCCAAAATCAATTTTCTTGATTGACTCAGATCCATACTTATCATAATACATATCAAAAATTCTAACCCGAGTTCCTCTAACCAAATCAATATAAGTTTTTCCATCAACATCATACCATATTAGATAGGCATCATTCGGAAAAGATGGGTCTTTTACTTTATCAATAGTAGTATTTTGAAGAAGAATATCACAACCATATTCTTGAGGGAAAACTTGTTTTTCATTCTTTGACGATTCTGCCATAGATTCTCCCTGTGCTCTTTTTACAATATCACGAAGTTTACTCACGAACGTCCCCCCCATTGAATATCAGGATATGCTTCACTCACAACTTCTTTAGTAATCTTATATTTAGTCTGTAGATTTTTATCCTTAACTAAACAAAGTATTTCTGCCTCAAGTGGATGTAGACCTTGAAGAATATTAATAAACATTGTTTCTCTTCGGATAGAGCTCAGGGTATCATTTCCACCTTTCACAAAGTTATAAAACATATGATGTTCTTTTCTAATGGAAGAAAATCCCTGATCCATAGACCCCAAGGAATTTGAATCTAATTCTTCCATTTTAGATACTGCATCATCTATTTTACCACTCAAGGTTCCACTGTATGAAGTTTGCTCTCCAGCACTCGCATAAGGAACATCTCCTTCAGGTAGAAGAGAAACAATACTCTCATCATAATTCCAAATAAAAATAGTCTTTAAAGATGGATCTTCATATCTTTTAAGAACTTCAACCTTCTTTGCGTTTGTTCTTTGTTTAGATACCAAGTTTAAAACTTCAAATGCAAAAGGATTTGTGGGAAGTTCTTGCTTTATAGTATCAGTACTATTCGTTTTCTTCGTTTTCGTCGTAGTCATAATCGTAATCGTTTTCAAATCTTACAGAGACAATTTCATCAGGTATTACCTGCCCATTTTCATCAAAAAACTCTGGATGCAAATATGGAGGTCTTGTTTCCAGTAAATGCCGATAAGTTATCCATCCTATTATACCTCCTGTCATAAAAAATAGCAACGTGAACATTACAGTGAATGTAATTACATATGCTGTTTCCATTTGTTTTCTCCAGAGAGTTTATTTTTTTCTAATATCAAAGTGAAACTCCATAAAAAAATGAAACTCTCTCCTGAAGAGAGAAATCATTTTACCAAATTTCACTTGAAAAGTTTTTGGTTCTAATGATTTTCTCCTCCTATTCCTAAGTAATAACTCAACACCCCTGTTTATCTGGGGTTCTAAGTTATTTAGTCTTCTTTTTTCTTCCCGGTCGTTTATCATAACTATACTTCTGAGCATCATTTAGAATATTATACAAGTAATCTTTAATTTTTCTTGCATTAGGTTTTGATACATATCCATACGCTTCACGAAGTTGTTTATGCATTTCATCAGAACCACCTTCAAGATAATCATCCAAA